TATCGGATAGAGCGAGTGGCGATAGTCGACAACACGCAGCACGTGAACGTTTCGGTTGTCGAGGAGGATATTATTATCACGGAACCGCATTTGTAGAAGGGAGGTGATGCCTTGTGGTGAATGTTAGCTATTGCGGAGGTTGTGGACAACCTTTTGATAATTGTCGATGTTCAATTACAGGGTTATGACCGGGGGACGCATCCGGTGAAAAAACACGCAAGGAGGAATGATTTGACAGATAGCGAAATATTGGCAATTGCCGAAAAGAACGGCGTTTGGGTTTATTCAAGGGCGCTGAAGATTGTCGATATCGGGAATGGGAAGTCTCGAATCGAACGAGATGGCTCTCTAACACCCGCAGGGGGAAACATATTAAAGTTCGCAAGAGAATTGTTAAAGGCAAGCAAAAAACCATAAACCCTCAACAGAAAGGAAAATGTTATGGAAGACAAAGATCCGAGGACAGAAGGTTGGCAGGAAGAAGGTGGACCAGAGGAGGAGGTCTTCAGTCAAACGGTAGAAGATCGGCAGGAAAGAGGACCGCGCGAGGTCTTCAGCGGCGATCTGTACGTCGGTACCAAGTTGATCCGGGCGCAACCTATGGACGCAATGGAATTTCAGATCCAGCACGGCGATCGCGGTCTGGCCGATTTCGAAAACCAGCCCGGGTACGAGGTCACATACGCCGGCGAGCAGCCGAGCGATCCCGTTTATGTCTCGTGGAGCCCAAAGGCTGTTTTTGAGAACGCTTACCGGAAAGTTACTGAGGCCGAGCGGAAACTGTTTTAAACGATTTGGCAAGCGGCGTTAAATAAAAGACCTTCAGCGCCGGCAGGGGGCTCTGCTTGCCAAAAGCTCGAGACCGCATCGCCAAAAACGGCGGCGGTGGCCATCATCGCCGTGACCGGTGGTGCGGTCCGCCAGAAAGGAACGTCATGTACGGTTTAGAGAAATTGACCATATTTGTTGACGCGATCGTCGGCCCAGGCGCTTTTGATGGAATGTTAAAAAACGCTGTAGAGGATTTACTCCTTGAAGACGTCGAGAGGAGTCTTGCCGAGCGGAAAGAATATATCAAAAGCATCGCTCCACCCATGGCCAGGTTCGATCTGTGCCGCGGCCGGGGATTCGGTGTGATCGTCAAGACGACGGGCGCCGGCGTCAAGGTCCGGATGAAAAACGGCCAGACGTCTTTCCGGAAATTCAAACGGGATAATGTCGCTGTTTATCCGGCCGGCGTGATTTTTAAGAATTGAGGAGGGGCAACGATGGACTTATTAGACACAAAAACACCGCATTACCGATATTTTAACGATCCAGAATTTCGCGCCCTGGTTGATGTGATGGTGTCCCACATTGAACGGACAGATTTTACGCCAACCGAAATGCGTGAGGCAGCAATGCTGGCCTCTATCATATATGCCCAGATGCACATCAAAGTGTACCCGATCCCGGTAGAAGCCGAAAAGGCTATGGCCACAATTGAAGCCAACATGACGCGGGTGATAAATTGGGCTGAAAGCGATAATTCCAACAGCGAGGATTCGAATGTATGATATGCCCAGAATGCAGCGAAAAACTATCTGTGTCCAAATCTCGATATCAACCGGATCCGGACGTTCATTACGTGGAGCGAGCATATATCTGCAAAACTCCGGGTTGCCACTATTCGCTCAAAGTATCAGAAATGCCCACCGATATAGCCCGAGATGAGATCATAAAATTATATCGGTTGTTGGTGGATCCTGGCGAAATCACAACAAAATAGTGCATATCATAACATTCCCCAACCTGTGATCGTTCATCCTGTGGCCACCCTCGAAGCCGTTTTTCCGTAATATTTCCAAAATCTCCTAAAATCCGACCTTTTTCCGGTATACACGTATACCGGAATCATCTTCTTGACCGATTTAAGCCCTTCTGGCCTGCTATTGCCTGATCGTACCACACGATTTTTTTCATCTTCCTCCATACGTCATGCCCAGGCCCGGCAACCTGGGCATGACCTTCCGCGCAAAGGAGCGTTATGGCTGGCAAGAAGAACGGCAACGGAAACGGGAATTACAACAACGGGAACAACGGCACCGATTGGGAGGCGATCGAGCGGGAGTATCGCGCCGGCCTGCTTTCTGTCCGTGAAATAGCCCGCCAGTGCCACGTATCTCATACCGCAATATCTAAAAAGGCCAAAGCAAACGGTTGGCTTCGAGACCTTGGCCACAAGATTCAAAAAGCGGTTGCCGGCAAAGTAATCAAAAAGACACTCCCCGAAGAATCCGCCAAGAAAGAATCAGAGATTATTGAGGCTGCGGCCGAACGCGGTGCCAATATAATCGTAGCTCACCAGGAAAGTATAAAGAAGAGCCAGGCTTTGGTGGCCTTGTTCCAGGATCAGCTCCTTGAAGCCGCAAAGCAGCGCGAAGAGCTTGAAGACGCCATATATGATGAAACAGCGAAGAGCGGTAAGGATGGTAAGCCCGATTACAAGCGCCGGAATGCCATGCTCAAAGCCGTGTCGCTGCCATCTCACGCCGCTATCCTGAAAAATCTGGCAGCATCTCAAAAGGACCTGATTCAACTTGAACGCCAGGCATACGATCTTGACGACCGTCCGCCAGAGGGCGAGGAGATCCCGGTGATCCCGATCGAGTTTGTCGATCCGCCGGCGCGGGAGGATGATGATGGAAACACCTAAATTCCCCCGCAAATTAGAATTCCTATTCCGGCCGGCCCGGTACAAGGTCGCTTATGGCGGACGCGGCGGCGCAAAGTCCTGGGGATTTGCCAGAGCGTTGTTATTGTTGGGAATTCATAAAAAGCTGCGCATCCTCTGCACCAGGGAAGTCCAAAAATCAATCCGCGATTCAGTCCATAAGCTCTTGGACGATCAAATCCAGATGTTGGGCCTCGGTCACAAATACCAGGTCCTTGACCAGGAGATCCGGGGCACAAACGGCACCGAGATTATCTTTGCGGGGCTTTCAGCTCTTACCGTGGAATCGATCAAATCCTATGAGGGATGTGATATTGTCTGGGTCGAAGAGGGCCAGACAATATCAAATCGCTCCTGGAAGATTCTGATACCGACCATCCGGAAAGACGATAGGGATAAATACACACCGGTTTTAGAAGCCTCCGAGATCTGGATATCCTTCAACCCGGAGCTTGAAACCGATCCGACCTTCGAGCGGTTTGTCCTAAATCCGCCTCCAGGCGCCATCGTCGTAAAGATGAATTGGCGCGACAATCCCTGGTTTAACGAAGTCCTCGAAGCTGAACGCCTCCACTGCAAGGCCACCGAGCCCAAAGATTATCCGAACATCTGGGAGGGCGAATGCAAGCCGGCCGTCGAGGGCGCGATCTATTACGATGAAATGACGGCCATGAGGCTGACCGGGCGGATCCGGAACGTGCCCTATGATTCGATGCTGAAAGCGCATGTCGTCGTTGACCTGGGCTTTAACGATCAGGTTTCCGTCAGTATCGTTCAAAAGCAAGCCTCTGAAATCCGGATAATCAATTACATCGAGGAAAACCACCGGGCCTTGGATGGCATTTCGGCGGACTTGAAAGAATTGAAATACAATTGGGGCAAGGTCTGGTTGCCGTATGCCGATGGGTTCAGCCTGGGCAGTTCCGGCCAGAAGAGCGCGGATATGATTATGAAAGCGCAATCCTGGGATGTTGCCGAGAAGGTCGACGTTGCGAATGTGGGCGTTGAGGCCGGGATCCGCGAGGTCCGATTGGCGTTCCCCAGGATCTATATCGACCAAACCAATTGCGATCGCCTCCTGGAGTGTCTCAGGCGATACCGGCGAAACATCAACGCGAGAACCCTTGAGGCCGGCGCTCCGTGCCACGACGAATTCTGCCATGGAGCTGATAACGTCAGATACATCGTTACCAATATCGACCAAATGACCAACGAAACCGACGCAAAGCCGATGCCGATCGTTCCGAGCTACGGCGTTTTAGATGAGGCGGTGGGGTACTGATATGAAAGAAACCGTTTATTACCTTTCGCGCATGGAAGTGTTCTGCAAGCTGCAGGCCTGGGACCTGTTTAAAACGATCGTGCTTGTTCTGTGCCAGTTGGTAATGGCCGTGTCCGGGCTTTTTACCTGCGCGGTCGGCCTATTGTTCTGTTCGAAGGTCGCGGATCACATGCCGAAGCTGTTCTGGCCATGGGATAACGACGTAAATACGATAAATGGAGATCCCGGCTGGTGGCTTATTTGCAGCAAAAGCCGATTTCTTGGATACGCCACATCATATAGGAGTCGATTTGTGTGGTGCGCCCTGCGGAATCCTTGCCGGAATTACAGCATGTGGGTCGGGGTGCGGCCGGCTGCGGTTAAATTTATCTGGATCAACAAACAATACGACGAGGCGAAACAGCAATGCAATTCGTTGCTTGTGATCGCCGAGTCCGTGAGCGGAAAGCGGTATGTAATGTGGATGCCGTCCTGGAAGCTGTTCGGGAAATGGCGGTTTCTGGGAAAGTTCGGGTTTAAGCTGTGGGACATCGTTCCGCTCGCCCGGATCGGCGAGGCCGAGAAGCGGCAATTTGTATTTTATCCCCAAATCAAGAGAGGGGTTGTTTGTTAAATGGCACTGTTTAGGCGTAAGCGAAAAGACGATTTGCCTACCGAACGGGAAAAGGATCTCCGGAAGGAGCTTTACGAAGAAGACGAGTTCACGGAACCCAGGGATCCGAAGGTGGTCGAGCCGTATGAAGACCTCGACGAAAAGACCGCAAAGAAAAAAGAGGCTGAGACCGCTGAACAGAAAAAGTTCCTTGTGGCCATCGAGCGGCTGTCCGCAAACCTGATCAAAAAGCGCGAGCGGGCCGTGTCCGCGAGGGCCGCGTGTGGCATTGAACGGATTTGGCGAGAGGATGAGCTCGCGTTCGAGGGGTTTGACGAGGCCAGCTTGGAAGTGCGCATGATCGACTACGCTTCCGGCGCTGCGCCCGTTAAATCACATGACAGGGGCGCCAAGAAGGGGCCGAAGCGCTCCCGGGTGATCGTCAACATCACCAGGCCGAAGTGCGAGACGGCCGAAGGGCGGTTTTCCGATATCCAGTTGCCCACCGATGGAAAGAATTGGGGCCTAAAGACAACTCCTGTGCCCGAGCTGGTTGAGAGCCTGGAGAATAACAACCCTGCGGTCCACGAAGACTCTGGAAGACCGGCGATCTATAAGAACCCGGATGGCAGCGTTGTTTTTGAAGACGGGATGCAGGAGGGCGCCACCGAGGCCACGGTGGCAGATGTCGCCATGTCGGAAAAAAAAGAAGCCGAAAAGAAAATGTCTGGCATGGAACGCGAGATCGATGATCAGCTCACCGAAAGCTCCTACAATTCGGAGTGTCGAAAAGCGATCCGCAACTCCGTGCGCCTGGGCACCGGAATAATGAAAGGCCCGGTCGTATTCAAGGACCTTAAAAAGAACTGGAAGAAAGTCACCAGCGAGGACGGCCAGACAACGGTTCGCGTCCTGCAGATGATCGAGGATATTAAACCGACTTCTAAAAGTTGCGATCCCTGGGACGTGTTCCCGGATCCGGAATGCCGGGAAGATATCAAAAAGGCTGCGTATATCTGGGAGCGTGAAACCATCCTACCGCGGGAGCTGCGCCAGTATATAGGCGTCGAGGGATATCTGGACAGCGAGATTAAAAAGGTTCTCCTGGAAGAGCCCACCCGCCTCCAGGTGGCCGAAGACAAAGACAATCATTACCTGATCCGTTATCCCAAGGCGGCCCAGGGGAGCCATTACGAAAAATGGGAATACAACGGCGACCTGGACAAAGAGGACCTCGAAGCCCTGGGCTGCGATTGTTCCTCGGTCCACACCCAAAGCGTATCCGCCTGTGTGATCATGGTCAACGATCGCCCGATAAAGGCCATGCTGAACCCGATGGACACCGGCGAGATGATATATGACTTCTTCCAATGGACCACCCGGGCCGGCATGCCCTGGGGAATGGGCGTTGCCCGGGAAATGACCTGGCAGCAGCGAATCATTATAGCTGCGTGGCGGGCCATGATGGACAATGCCGGCGATTCGGCCGGCGCCAACATCGTTATTGGCGATGGCATTGAACCGATGGATCAGCAATGGGAAATCGGCGGTAAAAAGCTATGGAAATGGGTTGGCAAGGGGGATATGCCAGACATATCCAAGGCGTTCGCTCAATTCCAGATCGAAAACAATCAAAAAGAGCTGCAGGCCATTATCGAGCTGGCGCTGCGGTTTATCGATATCGAATCCAACATGCCGATGCTTTTCACCGGCGAAAAGGGCGAGCTGCCCGAAACGTTGGGCGCGACCAACATCCTGGTTGACTCCAACAACGTCGCGCTGAGATCTCGCGTTAAACTATGGGATGATGCCGTCACCAGGCCGCATCTGACCCGATATTACGATTGGAACATGCAATACGGTGAAGATGATTCGATTAAGGGCGATTACAAGGTCGATGCGCTCGGAACGTCCGTATTGTTGGAAAAGGACCAGCAGGCCCAGAACATCGAGGAGATCATGGGGATCCGGGGCGATGCCGAGCTGGCCGCGATGGTCGATTGGCAAAAAACGGTCAAACAATTCTTTAAAGCGCGAAACCTTGACGTCTTGCTGCCCGACGACAAAATCCAAGAGAACCTCAACAAGCTGAGAGAGCAGCCGCCACCGACGGATCCGGCGTTGGAGGCAGCCAAGATCCGGGCCGATGCCGAGTTGGGAAAAGAGCAGATGCGAGCGGAGCAGGCCCAGGTCGACCGAGAACACGAGCTGCAAATAAAGGTGCTCGATCGTGAAATCAAGATGATGGAGCTTTCTGCGACGAGCGGCATAGCCCTGGACAAGATCAAGGCCGATCTGACCGTTGTGGCGCAAAAGCTGAAGACGCAAGTCGCTTTGGCTAAAGATAAGGACACGAAGCCCGCCGAACAGGTTGCGGAGCCGATCGCGGAGCCGGCCGGCCGGGCGCCAGATGGGGAGGCGTTTCAGAAATGATCGATCTTAAACTTTCAGAAAAACAAAAGAAGTCACAAGAGAGGCCTACGAGTATTGAACCCGCGGACTATCCCTGGGGTACACGTCTGAGGTTTGAAACCGATCAGATCAAGAAGCTCGGCCTTGAAGGCATGAGGGGCGGCGAAATGGTTTCTATTAACGCCGTTGCAAAGATCTTAGAAATCCGCATTCGTGACACCGGCAAAGACGATAAAATAGAATCAATGGAGATCCAGGTCCAAAAAGCAGAAATTTTGCCGATGGATGATGCAAAAAAGAAGATGCGTAAGGCCGTAGCTAAAGAAGTTTGGAATGATTGATTATGGCAATGCACCGATACAACACGGTCCCACCGCGCAACAAGTCGGTAAACTCGGGGCCGCCTAAGAAGAGGAAGAAGCCCAAAAAGGGCTCGAAAAAGAAATAAAACCGTATGGCGCCGCTCGTCAGAGACGGCGATGTGAGATCTCACATAATCCGAGCCGGCACAAGCCGCCTCATAACCATTCCGCCAGAAATGCCGGGAGGGAGGAAGTCAGATGAAATTCGAAATCGGAAAATTCTACGCACACGAAGCCGGCCGCCAGATCGCCATCCTGGGGGAAGTCACAAGTTACCGTTGGGGCAAAATGTTTGTGATCGAAGAGGCCGACAAGAGCGGCCACTCGATAAGCTGTGCGGAAGTTCCGAAGGACTTCTTAAATGCTAATGATGCCGAATGGGTCGAAATCGGCAAAGACGAATGGATGATGAACTTTGAAAACGCCTCCTGCCATGAGTGCGGCGGGAGATTTAGAAACATCGGAAAGGTCGTGCCAACCGAAAACGGGCTTTTGCATGAAACCTGTTTTGCTGCCCGGGTAAAAGAGAGGGGGCCGCAGCTTGTTGCGAATGTTCACTAAAAAGAACAAGCCCGTACACGTCGGGATTGCCGGTGCCGGATCCGGACCGGGCGAATTGAATCCGACTTCGCCGACCTGGATATTTATACATAAATGGGCCAAGGATCAACTGGCAGAGGCCAGGCTCAGAAACGACAATATGAATTTAAGCGAATTGAACACCGCGATATTGCGCGGTCGTATCGATGCGCTGAAAGACCTTATCAATTTGCCGGATCCCGGAAAGGATATGCCGGAATTGCCGGAGTACACTTTGGATAACGACAGGTTTGCGGGGTATTGATATGCGAACACTAAACGATCCTGATGGCCACACACAGATTTATGTGGTCGATGAGTCCGAACGCGGGGCTTGCCACGAATATCAGATTGAATATGGCCCCAAAGCTGGCAAGCCGGTAGATTGCAATGATTATTTAGCCATAATCCGCTTTCAGAAGGGTCCGATTAAGGACGAGGGCGTCAATGGTTGCACAAACGAGGACCTTCTAAAGATTGTTATTGATC